CGTTTTTTCCGTAGTTCCCCCATAGGTTTTCCTATGGAAGCCGGTATGAAATCCGGTTTTGTCGTTTCCAGCGTGGCGAGCTGGCAGATGTTTAATCTGTACCTAACGAGAAAGGTAGCTGGCTTGCAATGGCATGGCAGGGTTTGTTTCTTGCCCATAACACTTACCGTTCCTCACCTAGTAGCAGCAATGTTAACCATCCTTTGCGAGCTTGCATTGTGCGCCAATGGATGCCGAAGCTGGCCTGTTATGGATCATGTTTACGTTCTGTCATCTCCAGCAAGTCGCGTGCGTGTACAGGCGGTCACACCGTCAGGCGGCGGCTTTACGCAACAATGGTGGTAGACCACTAAAAACCAACCCATTTGGATGTCGCTTTCATAATTCCCATCCCATCGTCACAAAAGCAGACTGGTTCACTGTCCTTCTTGCAAAAGCGCGGAAAGGTGCTCGGCCGTATCTCATTGGAGAATTTGTTGATGGAGGTAACATGTCTGGCGAGAAGGCCAAGCCCTCGTGGCCCCAGCACTGCTGGGTTGGGTGACATGCCATCAGCTATTTGACAGTGTGTTGACCGGAAGACTACTCAGTAAGCACAGTGCGTACCGTTGCAACGTCTCACGACCTTTACGTGGTTATGACTGTGCGCCACGTTTAGTGGGGGTAGTGCCCATATTTACAGTTGTTTTAATCGTACAACTTTTAAAACAAGCATGGGAGCGTTAAGCCGCGCCGCAAGGCAACATTCCGTAGGGTTTAATCCCGCCCAATGCCGAAGTTTGTCGCTTTAGGCTTGGAGGTCGATTTACACAATTTGCGTTGGGGAGACCCGTGGCGCAAGTGCCGTGTGACCGGGCGCAAATCGTGAAGTTTCCCGCATGCAAACCAGATGATCACAACATCAACCATTTCTGTGGTGTTACCAAGAGTGCAGTCGGCCACGAGGCTGCCTCGACGCATTGAGGGTGTTCAGAAGCGTTCAGTTCGCAGCTTTCGCCGCGTTCGTGATCGGGCCGTTTCCATGTGCGGCTTGTTGGCAAAGGCCATTGGCGGCTTCAAGGCCGTGGTGGAGGCCAAGCGCGCGGAGTGGTGGCGTCAGAGCAAGGACTACTGGAACTGGGTCTTGTACGACCGGCCGGTGGCCCATGGCGGTAAGCCACAGCCGCACCATCCTGATCACAGCTGGCAAGAGATTCTGCGCTTGCGCGCTATCATTGAGCGCTTGGAGCGTCGTTTGCGGGAGATGCAGGCTCAGCGTGAGATTGAGCGAGCCAAGAAGAGGGACCAGAGACCTCGCCCTCACAGCGGCGGACCACGACCGCTGTTACAGGCGGCGCGGGCCAGCTTGCCGTTTGTGGCTACTGCCATTGGCACGCTCGCGTTTTCGCGGGCTTGCGGGGCTTTCCGCGACAGCGTGACGAGCATCGCACGCTCAATAGCTAGAGGTGCTAGTGCCGCTGAGAGCTCTTTGGGCTCGGTGGCCAAGCTGGTAGAGACTTTGAGGTCTAGGTTAGCTACCGTCTTCAGCCGTGCGGGTATTCCTTGGGGCAGGTTGGTCGCTGGCGTGGTGGGCCTGCTCGTGCTCAAGGTGGTGACAGACGCGGGCGTCGTGCTAGTGCACGGGGTGCTTATGCACCTCTTGCGCATAGCTACGCGCGATCGCTGGTTCATTGACGCGCAGCACCAGAAGGTGCCGCAGGCGCACAGCGATGCGCCAGTGCCCCCATTTGCGTGGGGCATGCTCATTCTGCGCATGGTCTTCGGCGACAAGATTCCCAAGGACGTTTCGGGTATGTCAGCGTGGGGCAACGTCGCGCGCAACTTTGAGAGTATCAACAAGAGCACTGAGTGCGTCGGCATGTGGCTGGCGAACTTGCTCAAAGACATCAACGACTCACTGGAGCGCAAGACAGGCCACGGGCTGCCGCCGTTTTTGACGGCGTTGTACCGGGATCGTTTGGAGTACGAGGCCAAGGTTTCTGTGCTCGAGAAGGCGGTGAACGAATTGCGTAGCCAGGTGATGGTGGACAAGATCCGCGCTTCTGTAGCCCACGTGGCGCGAGCGCGGTACATGACTGGCGTAGCTCTGAAAATTCGGTGCATGCCCATGTCCGCCAAGCCGCAGTACGTGCGGCGCCTTGACGCGTTGGACAGACAACTTGGGGCTTTGGCCCGCGAGCTTCAAGCCAGCGTTGCGCTGTACACTACGCGTGTTGAGCCGGTCATGCTTCTGCTGGTCGGTAATGCTGGGCATGGCAAGTCTAGCATGCTGGAGTACATCACCAATGAGTTGGTGCGCAGATGCGCGCCTGCCGATTCGGTGCACGCCTGTATGGGCAATTACCAGCATGAAGTGTATTGCCGCAATCCTGCGGACGCGTACATGTCTGGGTACCGTTTCCAGTTCTGCACCATTCTGGATGACTTTGGGCAGGTCAAGTCTACGGTGAATCCGAGCGCGAATGATTTCGCGTGGGTTGTTTCCCACGTGAACGCGCATGCCACCTACTTGAACATGGCGGCTGTTGAGAACAAGGGCAACACCCCGTTTGTCAGCAGCTTTGTCATTGCCACGGCCAATCCATCGTGCGTTTCGCCTTCTTCCGATGTGCCGCTCAATCACATTGATGCGTTTAACAGGCGCGTCAAGTTTGCGTACGACGTGCGCGCGCGGCCCGAGAATTTGGTGGACGGGCGGTTCGATTACGGCTTGTACCAGACGGCCGATGGGGTGCCTGATTTCTGGGACTTTCGAGTCAGGAGGCAGGTGCTCGGTACATTTGCGTTCGGCGAATCGTTTGCCAGCGGGCAGGTTGCGCCTGCCGTGGCAGACGCAGGGCGCGACGAGACGCTTCCCCAGGTGCTAGACCGCATGGTGGCGGAGTACAACGACCGCAAGGCCAAGTTTGACGCAACGCACAACATCAACGTCGCCGAGTTTGACAACCGGTGGCGAGAAGAGCTTGAGCGCGTGGGCCTCAGTGAAATACCTGAGGCGCACGCGGGCGGCTCCAACGTGTGGAGCAGCGCGGTTCCCACTGATGATGAGGCATTCCACGCGTGGTTTACGTCTGCCCCTTGGATCACTACATCGCCCATTCCACTTTTGAGTGGGTCTTGGGTGGCACACGGGCCGGGTTCATCGTACTACCGCGCACTTGGCTTGAACAACACGGCCACTGACGTCGCTATTCGCAAGCGCTTGCGTGAGGTTAAAGCCATCGTGCATCCTGACAAGGGCGGCGACCCGGAGTTTGCGTACTACGTTGGCAGTGTGTGCGACGCCATCAACCGCGAGCTTGTGGACGACAGGGCAGCGTACGACGCTAGGATTGCGAGAGGGGATTATGCCCCTAAGCCAGCCGTGCCTGTTCGCCGCCAACTTTCTCAGGAGGAGCTGATTTTTGCGCTTTTGTCGCTGGCTGTCTCCATGACCATGCTTTTCATGGCTGTGAAGACTCTGGCCACATTGATAGCTGCGGCCGTTTCCGCTTTGGCCACGGGCCTTAGCATCCTGTTCGGCGCGTTTCGGCGCAAAAAGAAGGAGGCCAAAACACAGCGCCCCAACCCGTGGGCGCAAACACCCGCGGACGCGTTTTTTAACGCAAACGCGGGTAGGCCTGAGCCACAGGGCGCCGATGGCATGTCAGACATTCGTCTAGCTGTGCTTAACAACTACTACATGCTTCAGGCCGCGAGCAACGGCGAGCTTTTTCGGGTGGGGTTCATTACCTTCATCAAAGAGGAGTACGCCTTGGTGCCACGGCATTTCACACGGCAAGTGGCCAGGGGTGAGCGCGCCATTCTCACGAGGCACGACGGGCGCAAGCTTGAGATGGACGCGCAGGCTTTGGCCGTGGCTATAGCGCAGGGGGTTCCGATCAGGCCCGACGGGGACGAGCTGTTGCTAGTGCGTGTGCCACACGTTGGCAGGCACCGCGACATTACTCCCCACATCAATTCTTACGGTCCTGACGTGAGTTCCCTCGTGCTCAACAACGTCACGTCTACGCTTCTGCACCCTAAGAACGGCGAAATGATGTGTGTGTACATGGTCAACGCGCACGCCCGCCATTTGAAGGAGGTGGCCGTGCGCGACGAGGAGGAGCCTTGGTTCGATTTGCTCATGACCCCCAACCAGCTGGGACCTGGGTGGTGTGGTACTTTGTTGCAGGCCGGGCAGAAGACCGATGGCATTGTGCTTGGCGTTTACGTTGCTGGCACTCAAACACAGGGCTACTACCGCGGTTTTTCGCGAGCGCAGGTGGATAACGCGTACAAGCGGGCGACGGCGCACCTTATGGTTGAAGGAGTGCGCGAGGTGGTAGCACATGGTGGAGGCACGCTCGACGTTCCGGGCTTCACGTACGTACACGAGGCATGCCCGCCTGCGTGGATACCTCATGAGACGAGGCTGGTACGCACAGGCTTGGAGGAGGAGCTGGGCGAAGGGGATCATTTGCCTGCGCTGTTGGTTCAGCGCGACGGTGTCAACCCCTTGTACAACGCGTTGGTGCCGTACGGCGAGGAGCCGCCGAAGGTTACGCCTGAAGTGCGCAACAGGCTGGAGAAGTGCGCTTGGGATGTTTACAACATGGCTTGCAGGAGTTTGGAGCGCCCAGGCAACCGACCCGTGCTGACGGTCGAGCAGGCGTTGACGGGCGTCAAGGAGGTTTTTCTCCCTGGCGTTCCGAAGGACACGTCTGCTGGTTATCCTTGGCAGCAGTTCGGCATCAGCAAGAAGGAGCTATTAGACCCAGAGCACGAGCTTGGGCAGATGTTTAGGCAGCGATGCCAGGTGCTGTTTGATTACATTTGCCAGGGCAAGGAGTATGTGGGCCACTACGTGACTTTTCTCAAGGACGAGTTGAGGCCCATGGCCAAGGTACAGAGCGGCAGTACGCGTCCAATTCACGGGGCGCCTCTTGATTATGTGGTCTTGTACCGCATGCTGTTCAGCGCCTTTGAGGACTGGCTCAAGAAGGGTAAGCCATTTAATGGTTTTGGCGTGGGCGTGAATCCTTTGGGCGGGGACTGGGCAGTAGTTGCCCGTTACTTGGCAGGCACTGCTGAGGACCCTCTCGAGGCGACCGTTTTCGCCGGCGACCATTCCAAGTTCGATGCGCGCCAGCAAGGTGTGTATTTTAACTTGTGGGCAATGGTTGCCAACGAGTGGTATGATGACAGCCCTGGACACAAGGCTGCCCGGGCGCAGCTGATGAGCCACGTGTCAGCTCCGCTTTTGGTGGTTGGCCGAGATGTGTTCCAGTGGAAGAGAGGGCTGCCGAGCGGCCATCCTGGCACAGCGATGATCAACAGCTTCACCAATTTGGTGTTGCTTAGGGCTACGTTTGAGCGTTTGGCCCCGATGGGCATGGCGTTTGACCAGCACATTCGCGCTGTTGTGTGGGGAGATGATCACGTGGTTGCGCCATCTAGGGCTGCTGCCGCGTATTATAATCAGAACACGATCGTGCCGGAGATGGCTAGGTTGGGTTTTGACTATACCCCCGAGACGAAGGAGGCCAGCGCACCGGACACGCGCAAGTTGCGCGAGGTTTCGTTGCTGAAGAGAGGGTTCGCAATTGGCGTTAACGACGCGATTGTGGCTCCGCTGGCTTTGGAATCTATACTCAAGAGCGTGAGGTGGGCGCGTACCCCCAACAACACTTCAGAGGTGCTGCTGCAGAATTGTCGTGCGGCCATTGTGGAATTGGCTAGGCACCCGCCCAGCGTGTTTGATGAGTGGGCGCCCAAGGTGCGTGATGGGTGCAAGCGCGTCACTGGTTTCGTGCTCCCAACTGTCACGGACAAGCAGGAGTATTGGTTAACCCAGTGGCGCGAGGAGGATCTTCCCTCCTGGATGAAGTGAACGCTGGGGCCCACATATAGCACACGGTTAGCAAATTCTCCGGCAAGCGACCCGTGCAGGCGAAAGCCCTAAGTAGGAGGCTTAGCTTTTTAGCTTTACTGCTCAGGTGGCCTGTAGGCAGCCCCTACAATATCAGAGCACCGGAGTATAGGGCGTTGCTTTTAGCCAGGCGCGCTTAGAAACACATGGTTAGCAAACTCAACATCTTCAACGACCGCTGGGGTCAAAGAGCCAGATAATTTAGTTCAAGTCCAAGAGTGCGACGGCGTTGAGGGCATTGCCGTACCCAACAACAGCGATAGCAAGGACGTTTTAACGTTCATGGACGAGGCTTGCAACAAGGGCGAGATCATTACTAAGAAGACGTGGTGGAGCGCTTTTGGAGTCAAACCAACGTACTCTCCTG